GGTTAAATGCAAACATCTTTATATTTGTGGTCAGGTCAAGCCCTACTCCACCGACATCGCCACCGCTATGACGCTATTGCCAGATATTATCAAAGCTGGCTATCACATTGCGATTTGTCAGTCTCTTGACAGGAAAAGCACATCGGTTTCAATCGTTTACTGCACCCAAATAATAATGCAGGAGCAAGGGATAGACATAGACAAAGTATTAGCGAAGGCCATATCTGGAGCCTGGTTGAAATGGAAGGAGAACGCATGAAAGGCTCTCACCGCGTCCATTTGAAAGATCATTGTGAGGCTTGCGAGAGGGTGCTTGGTGCGGGAGGTTTGACCATTCACCACATCTCAAGCCGTGCCGATAACGGGTCAAAGAACCTGCAAACACTTTGTTATGTTTGTCACAGCTTTTGGCATAATATTAATAGTAAAGTGAAACGTGGCCCAAAACGTAACCCATCTGGGAGAATGCCCAAGCTGTTTAAGGGAGAATAGTTTAGACAAGGATTAAATTTGCTTTAATATAACAATTATGTTATCTTACTTTATATATTACCTCCTTCCAACACTTCGGGTTCTCCCCCCTGCCCGGAGTGTCTTTAATGCCTGTCATTTACCTTCTTGGTTTTCTCGTAAGAACGCATAGCTCCCAAGCCCAGGATTCCGCCAAGTATTGTTAAAAGAAGTCCTGTCTCAATAGCAGGGGGGAACACGTTGGGAAACCAGATAGCTGTTACCCATGATATAAGCGGGTGCAGTATCAACTGATAGAAGAGTCCTATAACGCATGTCCAGCCAACTGCGGGTCTCCAACCAGCTACGAAGATACTGGCATGTCCGGCTTCAGCCTTATTGATGGCGAGTTGGGCAATCGTTACCTGAGATTCAAGCTCAAGTGCTTTAGTCTCAAGGCTTGCTCTTTTATCAGGGTCTAGCTCACCAGTAATTGCAGCCCTTAAATCCTTGGCAAGCGAACCCGCACCCTCCATTAACTTACCAGCACCAGCGGCCCCACCTCCAAATAACATAGACGCTAATCCCATTATCTTTTCCTTTCTTGAAAATGTCCTAAGTCATCAAAGTCTTGGTCATGGACATCCCTGTCTCCATCCCAATCCCCACCCCAATCCAGATGCACTCCCATGCAATCAGCGGTTCCTAATACATAGCCGCCGAAATAATAGAAGCGTCCTAGATCCTTTGCATATGCCTTTGCGGTTTCCAGATGTACCATACCGTTTTCATCAGGATGAAGTTCTCTCGGCCATCTGACGGGGTATGGGAGTGCGTCTAAGGCATTACCATCAAGATGATATGATTCTAAAGTCTTAGACTTTCCTTCGTTAAATAGTTTTATCTGCTCATCAATATCACGAAGTCCACCGTGCTTAGGGATGGTATTATCAAAGAATCTCACGACCTGTCTGAACACAGCCTTGATGCCCTTACTGCGGACTGATTCTAAACGGCTTTCAGATGTTTCTCCATATCTTGGCATTACCCACCTCCAAACCCACTAAACGCAAGGGCTATAAGATTAAGCACGAGCAATGTAATAACAGTCCAGAACTTCTTATTTAGCGACTCCACCGCTTCCTTCATGTTTTCTCTCCTTTCCTCACATGCCGATTCTGGTGTAAACTTCTTTAAACTTATAAACTTCGCCACCTCGTCTTTTATAATTGCAATGTCACCTTTATCGAATGGCATATTATTCCATTACCTCATTTATCTTTCTAGTGAAAGCGGTTCTGGCCCTGTTCTTTTCTTCCGCACTTATTTCAGGGTCTTTTATTATTCGGGACAACGCAAACCTCAACTCAAGCATTCGAGCCTTCTTAGCTTTAGCTGTTTGAATAGGAGAAGGAGCCACCACGTTAAATCCAAATACCCTGCCTATGGCGTGTCCGGGTGTGGTGGTTCTGCCATATCTATCTTGCTTGCCAATACGGGAGGCGTAACCCAATGCTCCATATCTGGTAGCAAACGATGGCGCCCATTTATTATATAGCCACTCCATTGTCTTGGCGGCTTTACCAGATGGACGGTCTAGTTCGTTGTATATCTCCCTGCCAGTGAATGGGTCTTTAGGTGGCAAATCTCCCCTCATGCCCTTAAATGCGGCGTATATGTCAAGGAATGGGTTGCCTATGCCAAGCCCTTCCAAGGTTTCTCTGGCATCTCTGTCATACATGGCTCGGCCCATTCCCATAAGGTTCCCCCAAGGGAAATAATACTCAAGATTAACCCACTGGTAACGACCTTCGGGTGATTTCCAAGGCACTATCATATAACTTTTTTCCTTCTTTATATATAAAGGCAGTTCTTTCTCTAGCCTCTCCCATTGTTTTTCCGATATATCGTCCCTGTCCTTTATCATCTCAGACATCATATAAGGTATGGCAAGGTACTTACCTATAACCCAAGGACGTTTTGCCAACGATTCCGCTATAAGTGGAGCCACCTTGTATTGGTAAGATATAAATGGCGCTATGTGGCGGCGTGCGAACTTGATTGCAGGATGCGCCAGTGAGTAATCCATCCCCCATTTCTGAGCCTGTCTAACAGAGCTAGGCACATCCACTCCCTTGCCAAGCTGTTCTAAGAACTTAGCCATTTTAAAGAAGTCGTCTATTTTGCCATACTGTTCAGCCACCTTAGACAATCCAGATAATACCTGTTGGTGGGGCTTGTTCTGTAACGGACGTATGGTGTCAAGCACGTCCTTTATCTCGGCTTGCGCCCAATTAGTTCTAAATAGTCCATTACGTTTGGCCTGTATGTATTCAGGCGTTTGAGCCAGTATGTGTTGCATTGCCTTAGTCATATGCACGGGTATCATCGGTAAGGGAATGCCCGACATATTAAGCTGGAATATATTTGATATTACATTCCTAAAAGCCGTGGGTGGGTTCAGCGCCACCTTTGCCACCTTAAATGCCGCCATACCCTTGGCTTCTATCTGCAATGCCGTGTCTACTATCCTTGACAGACCCGTGTTATTCATGCTGTAAATGGGCATTATGTCTCTTGCAATGGGCTTACGCACAAAAGCCCCCGCCAATGGCCCGTAAGACTTTGACGTTGGTAATTGCACAAAGTCCTCTGGCACGTTAGCCGTCTCAGCCATAGCCCTATCAAGGGCTTGCGATAACGCATTGTACTTGGCTTTGATTTCAGGCACGTTAGGCGCTTGCTCGTACACCTCACGCATGACCTTAGTTTCTTCGGCAAGCTTGCCAATGCCCATACTCCTTGCCCTCAACTCACCCGGAAGCTTGATCTTTACCTTAGACGGTTGCCATGTCCAGTTGGGATTCTCCGATATAGTGTTGAAGAAATCGTATTTGGCTATATTAGTTAGTGATTGCATAAGTCCAACTGGTGCCGATACCGAAACATCCTCAACAAGTCCAATAGCTCTCTGCTGTTCCTTTGTCAGGTCTTTTCTCTTCTTCAGATTAGACAAATCCATAGCACCGTTCTGACCGACCTTAATGGGGTTCTTCTCCCCCAATATATGCTTGAGATATAAATACCGCGTGTACTGACTCTTATTGGCCTGAAAAGTCTCCTCTGTAAGTAAGCCCCTTCTAACAAGCATCTTACCCGTCATGTTCATGGTATTCCTTAAAGACTTCGCTAACCCCTGGGCATGGACGGGAATAGCGGTTACGTCCAATTCACCGTCAAGGTAGCGAAACATATCTCTTTTAACTTCAGGCTCTAACTTATTGGTTCTCTTCCATATTTTTTTGGTAAAGGATTCAATTCTGTCAAGGTCGCCAAGAGATTTTGACCTCGCCTTCAGTAGTTTGTCTGATTCGGGAACGGTACTCAGCGGTTGCCAGAACTCTTTGAAACTCTTAGCCGCTTTCTTAGCCATCGCCGTCATTGGCCCCACTTCAACGTGTCCGGCCTGTACGTCAATCTTAGGTAACGTGCCAGAGACTACGGCTTCTTCGCCGGGTAAAGCTACCTGTCTCTTGGCGGCTTCTGCCTGTGCTTGAGTTTGTTTGCGACCTTCAATATCGAATAACCCGCCTCTCTCTATAGGAGCCTCTTCTGCTGGCACTCGTCCCTCAAGTCCTTCACGAGCGCCTATGAAATCAGGTTGTGTCGGCTTAACTCTTGGCAATTTAACATCCTGTGCTTTTAGTACAGGAGCCTCCCCTTCTTTCGGAAGCACCTTATCAACTCTAATTTGGGAATCTGGTGCAAGTGGCCCAATAGTTTTTCCATCTTCAAGGAATACCTCGCCCTTATCATTAACAGTCTTGGTAAAGGTTTCGTCATCAATAACAACTTTTTGCCCCTCTGCAATCTCAAAGTCTACATCTACAGTTTTCTTAGATATGGTATCAAAGTCTTCTTTGCTGGCATCTACAATATCATCTAATATAGCTTGTCCGCGACCGCTTAACTCCTTATTTTTAAGTGCTGACTTAATAGCACTACGGGCTTCGGCTTTTGTAAAGTCCTTTCCCTTTGTCCATTGTGTGGTAATGCTATCACCTCCAAATCCAAACACCTCTGGAGTGCCACCTTGCCTGTCAGCTTCTAAGAAAACTTTGCCACCCTTGGAAACGGGTTGGTCAAATACTTCATCTAAAAACTCAAGATGGGATTTAGTGGGCGTTACCCCCTTCTCAACAGGTATTTCTGCCGCTACGACCCTCTCAGGAGCGACTATGGGGGCTTCAGGCACTTCCTTGGGCTTTATATCCCAGACTATATCAGATACTTTAGGAGCCTTGCCCGCTATCTTAGCCGCAGTCTTAGGCAATGCCCGTCCAGCCGTTCTCGATATAACTCTTTCTAAAGGACTTTCAAGACCTGCCCCCAGAAGACCACTAGAGACAAGGTTAAATGGAAGTGCGGCTTTAGGATATTTCTCTCCAATAACATCCGTCAGCGTTCCGCTTATGGGTTCCGTTGCGGCTGCCGTGCTTCCGCTAAGAAATGCCTTAATAGCCGCCCCTGCCGGAGTAGCACCCCTTGAAAGGGCCATTTTGCCACCAGCGCCAAAGCCACCAGAAGCGGCTATTGCCGGGTCTATCCAAGGCGCTGTTTCGGCTGTGCGTTCTGTTTCAAAGTCCTTTAATTGCGCCCTTATCTGAGTATATGACTTACCCTCTGCAAGCCCCTCAGTCACATGGCCTTGCAAAGAAGGCACTTGAGCAACCTGCTGCTCGACATAGTTTTTGTCGTCCATGTTATCCCACTTAATATCGGTGGCAATAACAGATTCGGCCTTACTTGGCTCATCCCATTTTATGTCACTTTTCAGGGGCAATGGTTCCGTCTCCATATTCAACCATACGTTTACCCGTCTTCTTATCAACACCAGTTCTGACAACAGTTGCCGCCTGTTTCATCTGAGCCTCAAGTGCGGCCTTTTGCTTGGCTGGTATATATTTCATTAATTCAGCTATTTCGTCATCATATGCTTTACGGCTTTCAGGAGATATTTCGCCATAGAACTTTGCCTTATCTATTTCCTTATATATAACACTGATGCGTTTAAGTGCTTGCCGTGGCGTGGGGGGCTTGCCAGTTGTGGTAGTGGGTTTAAATCGTGGCCCTCTGCCAATATCTTTCATCCCACCAGCCGTAGTGTATTGCTGAGAAACAACCTCTTCTCCTTCTATACGGGTGCTGGCAGTTGGCTTAACAAGTCCAGCCGCCATTCTGTCCTGCTCATTCATCATCTGGCTTTTCTTGTATTCGGCAGATAACTCATTGGCCCTTCGATCTATAGCGCCTTTGATTCCACCACCATAAGCCAACGCTCCAGCCGCTACAGGGCTTTGCCCCATCCTTTGCGCTATAAGGGCAGATGCCGCCGCACCAAGGACAGAACCCCATCGTGCCGCTGGCGACACGCCAAGCACGCTCTTGCCGGAGGGGGATTCCTCTCTTATTCTTGCACGCTCTCGTTCAAACGCTTCATTTGCCATGCGTTCCCTCTCTATCCAAACGGCCTCATAGTTCTAGGGTCTATTGGCACGGGGCCACCCATTAACCCCTGTATCTGTCCCTGCGGGGCATTACCAGCAACTGGAGCGCCACCACTTGGGGCGGGGCCAAACCTTCTCGGCTGTATAAGACTGCCAAGCACGGGGCCAGCCGCAGTAGCCGCCGCAAGCCAAAATTCGGGATTCTGCCATATGCTCTCTCCACCTTCACCCATAAAGTCAGGAGCATTCACCGACTTATCCATCTCAGATGGGCCAGCAGGGCCTGTAGCTTCAGCCTTTCTTTTCGCTTCCGTAGGCGCGGGTATAGGCGTAGGTGTTGTGGCTGTAGATGGTTTACTTCTCTCGTGTAAAGCACCCATAACGGGAACGGGTGGGACAAACTCGGTATTGGCAATTCCTGAAACCACACCCGGCCCTCCGGGTATTCCTCCGGGTTGATTCTGCCCCAATATCTCACCCGTAGTAGGTGGAACGGTGGGAGGTGGGCCAACAACTCCAAGCCTAACCAGTTCTTCGTAAGAAAGTCCCGCCAATGGGTCTGTTCTGTACGGGCCTTCATATCTATATGGAGCGTTATGTGGCATGTTATCTACCTCCAATCATGTAGGGATTTGCACCCATTACAGAACCTTGCATGAAGGGATTGCTTTGCATAAACGTAGGTGGGGTAACGGGAATGTTTGACTGATAAGGACTTGCTATCTGGTTTTGCCCACTGTCTGCACCACCTACTGGTTGAACACCCTCTGGCGTCTCACCTACCTGATTAGGCTTTGGCCCAAATATCTGATAGCCCAATCCCGCCCCCGCTATTGCCGTTGCTGGATCGCCCATCTCACTTACCTCCCGACTCTGGCACTGTGCCTACATTTGTAGCTTCACCGCCAAAGTCCCCTGTGGTTAAGTTGCGGCGGTTCATTAGCGTTTGCCACGGAGCCAACTGCTGCTCCTGGAACTGCTGTTGAGCCGCATTCATCATCTGCTGGTTCATGCCTTGCCTAGCCGCACCTATACCAAACTGTGCCGCTTCTGGAGCAAAGGCTACTTGTGGAGCCATACCAACGGCTTGCATCTGACGGCCTCTTTCCTGCTGGTAGTTCTGCCCGTATATCTCATTTGCCGTCCTTGCAAAAGCCTCTCCGGTTTGAGCCGCCTGCGCCCCGCTGCCAAAACGTCCGGCTGAAACAGCGGCAGTAGTTACGGGGTTGACGTATTGTTCTGTAGCGCGTTTAAAGGTTCCCTCTAAATAAGGATTGGTAGATGGGTCGAGATACTTACCAGCCAAGGTTTCATCCACAACACCCCTTGCGCCGTGAAGCGTGGTTCCTCCACCTCTTAATGCGGCTAAAGACGTATCCATAGCCCCTGTCTGGGCCGGGTCAAATCCCGCTACCCTGTCGCCACCATAAGCTTGCATCTCCGGCAAATCCCATGCCTGTTGAAACATATTTTCCAAATACGGCTGTTGTGGCCCCCAAGGTGCGGAGGTAGAGGCCATGTCTACATTATTTTGAGGATCACCCATCGGCTTCACCTCCTAACTCTTTTGCAAATTCTACAAAAGTTGGCTTATACCCTTGTTTTTCCATGCGTTTTTCAAACCCCTTAGTTCGTATTGTCCAGAATCTTATTATATCACAACTGTATTTTACAGCCACTTCTTCAATATGTTGCAACCCAAAAGCGTAGGCATCTCTTGGCGTTCCCGGCCTCATGTAGGCATGGACAATGGTAAGTATTTTCTTGCCCTGTGGCACATCGGTATAGTTCGTGGTGTAGAACCCAATGTACTTCTTGCCCATAAAGCCCACCCATAGCGTGAGTTCGCCGCGAATGAGTTTTTGATATACATTACTCAGGCTCGATTCGCCGTGGCTGTATTTCAACACGCTCTCCATACCCTCTATGTAATGGCCCCATGTCTTGGCAATTACGCCGGGGTCGGCAATCATCATTAAACGGTACTTTTCTTCCATTACTTCACCCCTATTTGACGAGAGCCGTCGGTGTTGAATATTGTATGAAAGCCTACGGCAATGCCATAGGGATTACTTGATGGCGCTGTCCCGGCAGAAGCTATGCGTCTTATCTCAAAAACGATATATGAATCTAACTTTTTTCCTGTGCCTGATATGGTCCCTAAAGACGATACAATATGTGATTTAGCATCTGTGCTTGCGGGTATGGTTGCGTCAACGGATATTTGTGTTGATGCCGGGAAAGCCGCATCGAATGGCGCGGCAAAATCTCCATTTGCCATTGTGTATTCAAGTTGCCATTTCACGCCACGGTCTGTCCCATCGGAACTCTGTGTTGCCCAATGGATATGGGCATCTATATCTGCGCCCTCTTTGTATCCATGTATTGCTTCACTCACACCATAAAGATAATCACCTACAGAAAATGTGTATTGCTTTATATTCCCTTGTAAAGTGTTAAGGCTTGGCACACCAGACCCTCCAACCTTCGCTGTAATCAGCGGAGCAGGAGGAAATTCATCCCATACTTCTGCTGCATGTGGGAGCCAAGTAGTTAATGTAGTATCATAGCGGTAGTATCCGGCTCCACCGCCACCAGGACTCCAATTTGTTCCATCTGCATAGGCTATCATGCCGTCACGCAGGAAATTGGCGGAAGGCTCGGCCTGTCCAAGCCTTGTGGGGTTTACAATCGGAGACGCAAACTTCAGGGTGTCGAAAAGCCTGTTTATAAGGCTTCTCTCTTCCTCCGGTCTCTGTCCTCCAGCTACGTCTAAATCAGACATTAACGTCTACCTCTCTTTATAGCGTCCACTTGAATATCCTTTATACCGCTGTGGTCGCCTGTGGTTACTTCTACTCTTAAATAACGCCCACTTGCCCTCACATCGGCATAGCCATTACTTCCCACAGTTCGCGAACTCGAATAACTCACGCCATCGTTTTCTTCCCACCTATATCCGATACGAACGCCAACGTCTGTTATATAATCCTGAATACGAGGCCGTACCCTTGTCACCATTAAAACATAGTCATCGTCATCTCCCGTTGCCTTGTCATGACTTTTGGCCTCACCTGTTTCTATAAGTCCGGTAAGGGTATTGCCATTTAACGTGGCAACTTTTAGATCGCTGGAATCAAGACAGCTCATAATAAATGTATTGGCTTGATAAGCCCTATTGTCCATATTGTATGGCATAACCGTTCCCGTTGGGTCGGCGGCGTTGTATTCCATCCAATCATAACCAGAACTGTCCATATCAATAGCTCCGGTGTGAAGCCCCATAAGACAATACATTGGTATGTCCAGTTGAGTAAATCTCTTGAATTTATAGTTATAGGCAAGCACTTTATTGGGGATGGTGTTAGCTCCTGTTGGATAACTCCACCATATTATTCCATTTGCAACGTCATGCTTTGCCGTCACCTTATGAAGCTTTGCCACGTTAAGGCTGTCAATGACGTTGTTGCGAACACCAAAACCTATGGGTGTTACCGTCTGACCATCGAATTGATATATGTCGTCCTCTCCCCAGAAGAAAAGCAGGTGGCCTATGGATATAAGGCTACCCGGCACATAGCATCCGATATTTTTAATGCGGTTATGCTGAAATGAGAACGTGTAAGGTGCGCCAGTGTATTGACCCGTGGTTATGCTACTCTCGTGTATAACAGCGATAATACCGTTCACAAGGTCAATGCCTGTTATATCGCCCTTGCCATCAGGGAATACCTGTGAGTCGGCTCCAGTGCTTATAGATTGCGTCCAACTCTCCGGGTCTTCAAGTCCCGCCCACTGTATCTTGCGGGGATTAGTTGATAAGTTCGCTACAATATAATGGCCTTTATGCAAGAGTGAGTATTTCCCCTGTGGAGGAGTGCCGCCAAGGGCGACAAACTTTGAAGTGTCTGTCATGTCCTTCTTGACTTGAATTACGTCTCCATAATTAGTGGCTATAACCCAATCCCCAAACTGTTCAAAACTCCACACGTTATCGCCTGTTGAGTATGCCCCACCAGCCGCCCTTGAGACATCGGTAGCTGTCGTGCTTGAAAGATGATAAAGTTTAAGCGTGGTTCCTATCGCTCCATAGTAAACTCCGCTATTAGCCTTATATTCAACTGCGTTCTGAGGCTCTTCAGCCAAAGCCGCCGCCGAATAAGCTTTTTTGTCCTGTGCTTTGCCGTAATATTCGTCAAGAGGCAAGAGGTTTTCAGCCTTGATAAGCGCACCCGGAGGCATACCAAATGGTATCAGGTCGGGCATCCATCCCCTATCTATCGGTATAGTTATCATTAAAACCTTCCCTGCAACATAAGCATTGGCGTTCCCCGGCTTGACTGTCCGTAATTGAGACCGTAATTGCTTCCGGGTTTGCGCAGAAAGTCGGATATGGCAGATGCCACGAGAGAACCCTGTGCTACTTGACGAGCTTTCTTGCCCATAGACTTCTCTATAGACCTTAAATCTCCTCTGTCTTTTGCAACATAGGAGAGCTTGTGAAGAGCGTTAATGTCTCCCATAACACTATTGTCTGTTGCCTGATTTATCGTGTCTTGCATTTCAAAGCCAGCCCCCGATATTTTAGCCAAGTCATCCCCACTGGCAGGCGTTGTCCAATGTGTGCCTTGCCAATTAAGAGGTTGATTAAGTCTGTCCGCCTCGACCTGATGGCCCATTTCGTGGCTACCTCCAGTAAGTGCCAATGCAAGTAGTATTTCAGTTAGTCCGGGCATATTATTCTATATACCCTATTGTTACCCAACCACGATTACCTTGAACTCCTCCAAAATCATCAAAGGCTGCCGCATCAAACGTACCTGTAGCAAATCGCTCTAATTGTATATTTACCGAACCAATTAAACTTACCCCACCTTGTGGCACTCCATCCAGCTGTATTAGTTCTAATTTATAATAATTAGTATCATCATCATCTCTAATAATTCCACTAATACTGCGAATGTTTTTATAACTAGCACCTATTCCATGTGCAACATTATGGCTAGAAGCAGCGTCCATATCCCAATCCCCAATTTCTATTACTTTTAAGAGAAGGTTTGCTCCACCCCCTTGATCTGTAACAGCTTCTACACCACCATCTTTAATAGTGCAAGAATCTATCGTAACTCCAGCCGCAGCAGTAAGCTCACTTATGGTATCGGTTGTTACCACAGTCTCCATATACCATACAGTGCCATTACCATACACAAGGTATTCTGCATACTGTACGGCAAGGTTAAGCCCCGTGCTTGAATAATCGCTACCGTTAAGGGTTTCAGCCCCGGCCTTAGTCTTTAGAACGCCAGTAGACGAGGATATATTGATAAGTCTGTACCGCTTAGTAAAGGTGGAACTACTCACATTGGCAATGGTAGGTAGCGTGATCGTGTGCGCTCCATTGATAAGCACGGTAGAGTGCTGTTCGGAAAGCTGTAGGTTGCCTGTAGTAGTTATAACGGCATTTTCCACCTTCAGCACACGCTTGACTTCCCGGATAGCGTTGTTTATCTCGGCGGGTGGACTTGCGCCCTCTGTCGGCGTAGATAAATCCAAATCCTTTGGAACCGGGTCTGTTTCGTTATATAAACTCATGTAATCCTCCTTGCGTAGTTCTATACCACGTAATCACTTATTCGCTCAGGTGGTGAGCCATCCCATTCGTTATCTATCTGAACATCTATGATGTCGCTAAAGGCCTCATTAAACTTAACCATCCAAGCCTTGGCTTCCTCAACGTCTTTAACGAACATACTTGCCTCTACAAGCGCACGATACATAAGCACTTCCCAATAATTATCCGTCCACCAGTTGGTATCGCTATCGCTTGAAAGCTCGGCACTATAGGCGTAGTAGTACAGGTTATACGTGTACGTCTGGTCAATTGTTGGCCTTATAAGGAACTGGCTATTAGCATCGTCATCACACGCCATCTCAGGAAAGCCCTTGTAATCGGTAATGTAGGGCCATACCGACAAGGCATGTCCAAGAGAAGTCTTTTTAATAAGCTGGTACTTGCCACTCGTGTCCTGAACATAAAACGCCTGAATAGCCTTATACCTTGTCGGGTAGGTAAGCGTGTAGTCATCCACTACGAACGTGCCAGTGGCATATGACCTCATGTACTTAAAGTTATGCTTGGGGCTGTTCTCTATCTTCCTCATAGCTATATTGATAAAATCGCCCACTTGGCTACTGAGGTCAGACCTGTTAAGCCAATCGGCAGTCGTTGTCTTCAAGGTAGCAAATGTCATCTACGCCTCCTTTGGGTGCATCATCCTTGTGTGAGAGGAAAGTCCCGCACCCTGTTTAACGAGCTTGCTACATATGGGACAAGGCACTGTCTCGAATCGGCTCTTCTTGAATTGGCGAGGTTTCTTATCTGGCCCGCGCTCTCCTTGACCCCTGCCCTTCTTTTTAATGGGCTTGGGTGGCTTGTCGGGTTTTGTACCGTTGCCGCCAAAATACTCATCAACACTATCGGCAAGTACGGTTTCTTCAGCCTCAGATTGATAAACCTTGCCGTCATCACCAACATAAACTTCTACATCGTTTCTACCTTCATAATGTCCCATAAATCCTCCTTCTTTAGTTATACTATCGCCAATGCTAAACCAGCGTTATGTATCTTCTCTATTTCGTTCATATCAAGTACTCTGTTCCAAACTGCTACTTCATCAATCATCCCATCCCAATAACCCAACCCATTCAAATATCCAATACGGTCTTCTATATCTGCATCAGCAAGGATATTTCCGGTAGTGGTGTCAGGTGTACCGGCTACCAAGTCGAGATAAGGAATTAGATTTGTTCCATCCCATGTAAATGTAACCATGTGCCATGTATCTTGAGTAAGATCTGCCGTTCTAACACCACCATCTGTTGTTCCTCCAGTGGTGGTGGTTATATGTAGGCGTAAATATGACTCCGCATTCACTCCCCATAACCAAGGAGTTCTTTTGTTAAGACCACCACGAGCAAAAACACCTCTTTCCCCAGACACAATACCACCAACAAAAGGAATTGTGTCAGCCTTCACCCATATATTAATTGTAAATGCTTTCGCTCCATCAAGCATCGTAGTCAAACCAAAACTAAGATATTGGTTTATTCCATCAAAACTGCCACTACGCCCTAGCTTGCCACCTGCGATAGTTGTTACACCATTAACGGCCTTTCCGTGGTTATAATTATTCGTTATTGCCGACCCCGTAGTAGCTACAAATGGCCCCAACGCGGATGAGTTTTCCAACTGCATGTCTGTGAATGTATTTATCCCTTGGGCAGTGACCAGCCATGTTCCAGAACCATCAGTATTAACAGCGGGATAGTAATCAGCCCTTGCAAAAGTATTGCTAGTGCCATTATTCTGCAAAGTAAGACTGACAAGTAAGTCAGTTCCAACTTCTTCAATAGATGTAGCATAAGGGGCTACTGTACCACCACCCGTGCTTTTAGAAGTGATGGTCTTATTGTATGGGTCTATTGTTATCCCTGCTTGAATACTTGTCCCTCCGATGTAGAGCCATATCATAATACCTGCGTAATAGCTTGGAGCAGAACCTTTGATTGGCACTTTACAACTCATCGTATAGAAATCTTCATCCTCTATAGGATTAACTGTAAATAATACACCTTCCATCGCCCCAGCATCATCGTCCTCTAATGTGGTAGATGTTACTATAGGCGTACCAGAAGAAGACCATCCGGCAGCGGTGAGATCGTTTGAATTTAGTATTAAATTCTGAGAAACTGGCCCACTCTTGCCGGAACTGTCTTTTACTTCCCCGATTGAGCCTTCCCAAGCACTTTCTTCCATGCGCCAATAAGCTACAAGGCCAACGGTTAAAGGCGAGTATAAAGCAGACGCGCCTAAAGCAATGCTTTGGTCATGCCTTGTAGGTTTATACAAATTAGACATTATGAACTATCCTCTAATTCAAGGGTGAAGTCGGCATCACCACCACTTCCAGTATATGTTTTAAGGTTCCCTCTGATTCTGGAAGCAAGTTTGTCTGAAGAGAAGAACCCCGCCGCAAGAGCGGTTATTTCATCAGCGGTATATGTATGTGTTACAAGCGTAAACCATGTAGCATCGGCATCAAGAACACCTGCCGGGTCTGCACTCCACTCAACATCAATTTTTACCACTGTTACAGTGTCTCCATTTGCTACCCAAAAAGACTTGAAAGCAAAAAACCTCTTCGGCTTTTCAAACGTCTTTGAACTTCCCGCACCTGTAACTGCAACTCCATTAAGCAGCACGTCTCCCATGATAATACCTCCATTGGTCGTAGTAGTTTTGAATTGCGTTTAACACCGTTGCCGGAGCAACGGATGTCATACAAAGAGGGGTGTTCGTACCCTTATCCAACACACACGTACTAAGTGAGAAATGCAGTTTATGACACGGATGACACTCTACGTCAGGCTCTATAGACGTACAATTCCTCCAATGCCTTGAAAGGTTCTCAGAAGAGGAATGACTTAGCAGAATTACCTTGGGAGTGCTAAAACATCCGGCAGCATTCAATATGCCCGTTTCGGTTCCTATCACAAGGTCTGCGTACTTCGTCATTATAAGGCTCTTTCTCAACTGCCACTTACCCGATCTCTGAATGGTTCGTGGATGATCCCATTCAAGCAAACGACACACGTCATCCCCCACGGTAATAATTACGGCATCATCATAGGCATCGAGAAAAGCCCTTGCGGCCTGTTCTGCCATAGGCCATGACTTATGATGCGAACTGCCGGATAACGACCATAGAATGACGAACTTGCCCTTGTATTTCTTCATCTCATCTCTTGCCCGTAGGCGTTCGACAGCGCTAAAGAAAAGTTCGCCATTTAATCCCGTCTCGCCTCTGCCTCCAAGCCTGAGAGTTTCGTCATAATAATTCCTGTCGCATTTCTCATGCCTTTTATCGTGAGGCCAGCCAAACTCTTCCTGATAAGATGTAACTAACAAGCCATTCTCTATAGATGCCGTCAGATTTATATGCTCGTCATATCCCTTGGCAAGTTCGTCAAGGTGCTCGTCCAATTTCTCTATCGGAATAGACTCGTCATGGACGATATACTTGTCAATATAAGGGTTATACTTTAAAACTGTCTTGCTATAACCCTTACAGTTCAGAGTTATGTGGTTGCCCTCTTCTTTAAGAAGTCGCAGAAGTGGGGTAATCATTATCATGTCGCCAATGGCTCCAAGGCGTGTTATGAGTATTCTTTTAGCCAAAACCTTCCTCACACTTATAGCAGTAATAAGGTGGATGTTCTTCTCTTTTAACGTCCATCTTACGTTTGCAGTTATTGCATATAACTGAAATCTTCAACGGACGTTTGTGAACGATTATTGTTGTCATTGCCTTTCTCCATCCTCCTTGCCGGAATACCAGCCCATGTCTCTCCGGCGGGAATGTCTTGAGTTACTACAGCGCCCATACCTATTAACGCTCCAGCGCCAATTACAACGCCTGGCCGGATGCACACACCCGCACCTATCCTCGCACCTACGCATATCAGCGTTTCTTGCCATTTGTCCTTACCTGAAGGCGGGTACATATCGTTTGAGAAAGTCACCCTTGGCCCTATCCAGGCATTGTCCTCAATAATCACTCCTTCTGGAATAAAGGCATGTGCGCCAATCCTTACATTGTCGCCAATAACCACGTTATGGCCTATCTCACTGAAAGCCCCGATAGAGACATTTTCCCCTATCTTGGCACTTGGGTATATGTTGCATGGTTCCCATATCTTAGGAGCGGTCTCAGACTCTTCTGCGTACTTTAAAACCTCGTCCAACATGGGGTTCGGGTACTGCTCGTTAAGAAGCCTCGTATTCTGAGTTACGCAGTGACCGCCTATAACATCTGTCAGCTTATCGAATACCGGACGCTGCAAGTCTTCCCCAACATGCAGGTTATAATCCTCATCCCACTGACAGGAGTGATGGTAGTCGTCCCCCATTGTCTTCTTCTGATACTTAGCAAACGCTAGGGAAACACCGTATTTAGCCAAGCACATAAGCTTTAACTTCTCTGTGGTTGACGTAAACGGAGTATATTTCACTTTAAATCCAGCCCCGTCTAAATGAACTTCAAGTTCTGGGTAATGTGCGCCTCCAACCCATTTCCTATATTTGAGCAAATCCTTTTTCATCCTGTTATGCCGTCCCTGTATAGGACTGTGAACTACACTGCACCCAGAGCTTTTTTCAATACTAAGCGTAGTTCCAATAGGAACGGTGCTGTGGATAATGGTTACTTCAGGACTATAACGTTCCTGATAACGCAAAACCGTATCCACAAAATCATCTGAATACGGAATGCAGACATGCATAAATTGTACTTGCTCAGGTGACTGAGGAGTAGCTTTATCTACCCCCAGCATATCTGGATAAGCTTCTTTAAGAATCTCAAATAACGGCTGTCCTGTCTCTCCCAGACCTATTACTATCCCTGTTCGCATAAAACCTCCGATTTTAGTTTGTCAACTATTCGTCTTACCGTCACGTACTGGTTCCAGCCAAACTTTATATTCACCATATCCAGATAAGCACTGGAATTGTATTCTGATTCGGAAGACATCATAGCCACGGCCTCATCAACTGAATTGAAGGTATAGCCCTCGAATTGCTGTCTTGCTCCGGGCCAGTTATGGACAACGGGCTTGATTCCCTTTGCCATAGCCTCTATGACATTGTTGGGATTGCCCTCTGAGATAGCCGTGGAGAGCAAGTAATTCTTATACTCAAGCCATGTGTCCATATCCTTAACGTGACCGCTTAGAATCACTTTCACGCCAAGACTTCCGGCAATTACTTGAAGATAATCCATCGTAGCCGAACACTGAATCTCGCCAGCGATATGAAGCTCGTAGTCTTTTGGCAGCTTAGACATTATCTGAAGAGCCAGGGGCAGGTTCTTCTTCTGATTGACAAACCCAACCCACGCCACCTTCTTGCCATGACCACGCTTTTCAAATGACCAAATGTCGGGGTTCACGCCGTTATAGACAACTTCGGGCGTAACACCAGTATGTTCCCTGAAAATCTCAGCCAAATAGTCATTGACGAATATAACCTTATCCACCTTAGACCAGTCAAAACTTGCAGGGTCGTAAGTAAATATCTCATATCTGCGACAAAACACAACGTAAGTGCATTGTTTTTCATTGTTATTTATAAAGTCCCGTGTCTTGTCGTCCATCCACATAAATATCATAACGTCAGAATTGTCGTGCTGTGGCGTTTCAGTCCACTTAACCTCACAGTCATGGAAGACCTTGTTATAGCCCCTGATCCATTGCATGTGGAATTGATTTACTATTTGTATCTTCATTAATTCTTCTCCAGTGTTATCCATTGATACCGCCGTTTTTCGCCTAAACCCCACTCCTTGAGCAACGTAACCCTTGCATCCGCACCAAGGCACAAATTGTAAAGGTCGTGAGACTTGAATCCGTGATCGAAATTCCTGTCATGTTCAGTCGTCTTTTCATCCAGGGGATTGTTTATGAACATCATCCCCCTGTCCTTCAGCACCCTGCCTATCTCGCTATAGGACTGCTCCCTCTCATCGGGGTGTATGTGTTCAAGGACATCAAAGAGAAATACGGCATCAAACTCGTTATCTTCAAAGGGAAGATTATCTGCCATAGCCTTAAATGTGTCAAGGCCGAACATCTCTTTTGCCCCCTGGACGAATAATGGACTGACATCGGTGGCTTTGATTGAGATATTTTTCATATACATCAGGCGAATCATGGCACTGGTTATCCCAATACCACATCCTATCTCCAGAATATTTATATCGGTCATATCGTATTCCAAAAGTTTTTTAGATATATAGCGCACCTTGGCATAATTCACTCTGATTAACTTTGTTTCCATAGGATTCTTGCCGCTGTAACAATTAGTAGCCACGGCATCCCAATACTCCTCTGTAGTTGGCTTTCTCTCTTTTGTTAGCATTTCGCCACCTTGTGATATAACCCCTCAAGCTTGTCTATATGTCTCTCCATTGTGAATTGCTGTCTAATCTTTAAAAGTTTCTCACGGCATATTTTATGTTCGCCCCACCTGTTGGTTAGTTCTTTTAATGATTCGACCCGAATCCCTATCCCGTGTTCTTCAACAAATTCTCCACAGTCACGGGCGTTAATCGCCACAATGGGTACTCCTGCCGCTATGTACTCAAACAGCTTGTTGGGCATGGCGACATCCCACTCCGCTGTTTTCATTATATTCCCAAGCAAACCCCAATCGTGCCTAGCCACATGAGCCAACATCTCCTCAAAAGGTAGGGCTGCATGGACAAAGGCTATGTCATCATAAATATCCATAAATGGCTGATCTGTACGTGTTGCGTATATATGAAAATCCATACCCAAGTCATTAGCATGTTTCGCAAAGTCCTCATAAACGGCGTACTGAAAACCACGCATACGGGCGGTCTTATCTATATCTGACTGTATATCACATCTTCCCTCGTAAACCAGACCACCAAGCCAGGACTTGCCATGATACTGATAGAATTGCCGTGGAACATATGAGGGGAGGACGATATAAGGCTTGTCTATTTTAAATTCATTTAGAATTATATTGGCAAATTTCTGAGAAGGAAAAACCAGAGCATCGGCCAGTTGGAAGTTGTTGCGCTCCTCTACGCTAACCCTGAAGGTATCAAGCCCCTCCTTGCGTTGTGCGTCTTCCTCTTCGGGAGTTGTTCTTGCAAGAAACGAATCATGGACATCTAGCACAACAGGGACATTGCATTGTTCTTTAATTGCCGTTACAAACCACGAAGGCTCGTTATGTACGTGGAATACATCTGTTACGCCTGAGTGCATTTCGATTGCATCTATATAATTGTTTACACCAAAAGTGTATGTGAAGGTTTTATACCACTCAACAAATGGCACTTCCTTCTTGGCAATCAATCTAACATCGTGTCCTCTATCCATTAACGGTATCCCCATCTTATGAACCCGTATGCATGCATGTCCGGCCACCTTTGTTATTCTCAAATGTATCCTCTTCTAATTATTAAGACAGGGGGTGGCCCTAGAAACCACCCCCATATCTTTATTTAAGCGTAATCGTCATCCTTGACCCAGTTCGTACTGAACTGTCGTACCCAGTCAACGAAGAACGCCACCGAACCACCGATAGTACCGATGTTTGATGTACCGTTGGCGGTAGTAGCTGAAGCAGTCCTTATCTTCAGATACCTTCCATCCTCCACTTCCTGTGAAGCGAGGTTTGAACCGCTTTTTGAAGCAATGATGTGGATAGCCGTGCGTCCCGTGGCCTGAGCCACAAGATGAGCGGTTCCCATCACAACCGAAGCAGTACCGCTTGAGTTCGTCTTCAGAAGACGGAACGGCAACCAGTCTGACTCGTTTGTTGCAGGAGAGGACAAGGTAGCAAGCACCTTGCAACCAAACCTTAGAATCTTAATCGGGCCTTTAGGCTGCCAGCGAGTGATTTTGTCACTCGTTGTAGCACTACCAGAAAGAACAATAGCCGTACCTGAGCCACCGTGCTTTTGGGTGAGGCCAAACCATTTGCGCTCGACAACTCCAAACATGCTTTCGTCATAAATCGCCATATTGTCTGTCCTCCTTTCTAGGCCGAATCCCATTTGATAATACGAGAGTTAGCTGCGGTATCCCAGTAAATCTTAAACCCGCCAAGGAAGTACCAAGCCAGGCCGTGTGAACGCCCATAATCCGATTTTTCCTTGACACGTATCTCTTCGGGAATCGCAATAGCTTCCTTAACGGTCTCGCCGCCGAATAAATAGGCATCGAGACTTTTTGTGCCTGTCCACGATTTAGCAGTGGCTGTACGAGCGGTGGAACTATAGGTGAATCGAGAAGCGAAACCATCTTCGACAAACCTTACGCCGTAGTACCTACCCATCTCACCTTCAAGAAGCTTTTTAAGCCCCCTGTCGCTGTACTGGTAGATTGACTCCAGCGCACCAGTCAGACCCTCCATTGCTTCATGTGAACATATCATCACGTAATCGCCGCCGAGCTTGCCGTAGCCGGGTACGTTACGTTTCTTGAGTTCCAGAATCATTTTACGCACATGGTAAGTGTTCAGGATACTCGTGTTAGTCGCCGTAGCGGTTCCGTTCGTGGTAAGGACATAGCCACCCGTAGCGGTTCCGACATAGCGGAGTTTGGTCTGGTTAAACTCGCGCTCCACCAGACCATCCAAGCACTTCGCCTTGTCGTCCTTGAGGCCACCAGTTATGATCTTCTCAAGTTCGAATTTGGAAAGCGTAGTAACCTTCTGAGTGAAAGGTATGCTGTTGCCTTCCTCGTACATCGTAAGCGTTCCCCACGATTTGGCCTGTGTGGATTCGTGCATGGTATTTGTTTCGGTAAGTCTGCCGCCAAATGTTCCGAGGTCGGCTACCCTCATCCAGTTGACAGACTCGCCTTCGTGTTTACCAAGGGCTGATTTAATATCCGTAAACTGTCTGAACTTCTCAAGAGGTTGTGAAGAAAACACAAACTTCTTGGACAGTTTAGTGTTTGATAAATAACCGCCTTGGTCTACCCAAGTTTCAGCCATATCTTATGCCTTTCTCCCGGCACATTACATAATTGACTTCTTATGCCTATCAAGAAAGTAATCTTCCTCATAGCTACCGGGTTCTTTTTTAGGTTTCTCGAACCCGTCTCCAGCTTTTTCCACAGATGTTGGTTCATCCTTCACCTCTTTATCAGAGATGCTTTTCGTCTTGGCGATAATGCCCTCAAGCTCAACTATCTTTGCCGTTTTAACCTGAAGGTCATGGAATGCGCCAACTATCTTCGGTATCATGTTACCCAAAGGATATTGAACGTCTCCCCGCTGAGTTCGGATATTAATTACCGCAGTCGGAGATGTGAGAAAACCAATGTCTTCCCTTGTGAAGCCGTAGTTATCTACCGCCATCTGGTTTAACGATTCAACCTTCTCGTCATATTCGGGAACTGCTTTTCTCACGTTGTCAAACACAGTTGTTGACACAGCCACGTCTCTTGTGTTGTCAGTCTGTGCGAACATATACTGCTCCATGAGATGATCCCGAAGATTCCTGAGTTTGATGACATCCTCACCTAACGGGTCTTCACTTTCCTTTTGCGATATAGCCGTTCTTAACTCTGCCAAAACTCCCTGTGGATTTTCCGCAAACATCTGGTCAACTGTCTTTTGGCCCTGTTGGGGCTGTGGTTGCTGGATACGGGTTTCTATCTCCTCAAGCCTCTTTTTGAGTTCGCCCCTTTCCTGAAGCTTGGCGGTGAGACCACCCTGAACAGCGTTGATAGCCAACTGCTGGTCTTGAGTGAGTCTGCGCCTGTCAAGTTGTGGGACTTCCTCTTTAAGAAGCGCCTGAACCTCCTCGTTGGTATAGGGTATTACGTCCTCTTCCTTCTGAGGCTCCGCAGGGGTCTCCTCCGGGGGTTTCTCATCGGGTTCAACGGAATCCTTACCTTCAGGTTCGATTTGTTCTGGAGACAACTCATCTTCGTCTCCGTCTGCTACGGGTTCTGGCTCGTCAGGGGTAGTTGATTCCTCACCCTCTACTTCAGGCGCTTCTTCCTCAACGCTCTCGAACCGCATTCCCTCTGCTATTTCAACTTCCTGTTCCTGTTCTTCTGTGCTCATAAAACCTCCTTGCACGCCCTGTTAAACGGGGTGGTGCTCTATTGGTTCTTCTTTCTCTGCCTCAAAAGCGAACTTGCCATTCAAGACAAAGGTCTCAAGTGTCTGTTTTAACTGCTTTATTCCCGCCATCTGGTATTTCATACTTATCATGCCTTCAGAAGTCCATTCTTCAGGTGGAGATTCAAGAGCCATTTCCCTAAACTCCTCCTCCGCTGCCTTGAAGAATAGCTGCAATGTCGGGTGGTGCAATAGCTCCTGCGCCTCCCGGCCCAACTCCTGCTGCTCCTTGGGGCTGCGCTCCTGGTATTCCTGCTCCTGCTCCTCCAAGTCCCACCTCCTGTGGTTTTCTATCCAATATAAACTTAGACGTATTCCTATATCCAAGGTCTTCCCACATATCCTGAAGAATGTTCTTGATATGCTCTGGCGTGAATATCATCATAGTCTTCTCTCCAAGAAGACTTGCTATTTGTCCATAGATATTAAGCATTTGCACCTTCTGTTGGTACTGCATATCCTTTGAACCCGTGCCGCTACCAACTTCTATAACGACATCGTACTTGCCGCTTATCATCTCTGGATTTATTGTTTCCCATTTCTCGCCAATTTTGATATTCTCTTCCTTATCGAAGTAATCAAGATTCATCTGTACCAAGGCTTCAACCAAATCCTTAAACCCCGTCTCGGCGAATATCCTAGCCATAAGCTCGGTACGCTTCTGAGAGGCGTTCATTATCTGGGTAATACCAGTGGCGGTCTTGTTAAGGCTTTTAGCGTCAAGCCCTTGACTGTATTTGGTAACGCCAGTTCTATTGGCCTTTATCTCATCCGAATACTCAAGCATTTTAAGTACGTGAGGTGCTATGGGTTGAACGGGAAGGTCGTATATGGCATCACTTGGATTTGTGTCGTACCGGGTAAACGCCACACCGCCGGGCTTGTTGCCGTTGAGATAGCTGTCCACATCAATGCGATATTTATTGATTATTCTAAAGCCGTTGTTTTGAAAGTAAATATTATCAAGTATGTACCTGATAAGTGCGGTATGAAGTCTTTGAATCTCCACAACCAGTTCGGCAACGCTTCTGCCACAAAGCCTGTGCGTGATAAGGATTGGAGATAATACACAGAACGGCGGTTTCTTGTAACTGTTCTTCTTTGGAGTGCCAAGTATCTTACGCCCGAACAAAAGCGCTTTCATGGGAACTTTCTCACCGTCTTCATCGTAATCGTTATAATAGCACTCATATATATAGACATGAGTTACCTGGTCTATCTCTTCCTCATCGGTTACGAAAGAGCGGCCTCCAAGGTCTTCGAGACGGGCTATCTTGAGATGTTCTCCCTCTGTCGTGGCATCGAAATAATCCACCTCACCCGTAATGTCTTCCCTTGTAAGGCCGTACTTTTTAAGCTTTTTCCAATGCACTTTCTTTCTGTGGGCGCAAACGCTATCGCCTAACTTCTTTGTCCTTATATCAAACATAAACTCTTCCGGTGGCACGCTCTCTATCACTGGCTTGGATATTTTCTCTACAACGATTTTCCCGTTAAGCTCAAACAAAGCGTCTGGGTAAAGGTCTATATTCTTCAAAACATCTGTCTTTATTGTTTTCATTCCGCCATCAACAAGTAACGTGGCCTTTACGGAAGTTACTATAAACTTCGGATCTGAGACTATAAACATGATCTCATCTGCCGAAAGGTCTTTATAGCTTTTCTTCTCGGTAACGTCTCGTTTCTCCCACCAATACTTAACAACGCCCATCTTATACATAAGAGAATCTTTGATAAATTCGTAGATAACTTTAAATCCTTCGTTCTGTTTCTGGATGTCAAAGTTTATCTTCTCTTCCATAAACTTGGCATTGTCTTCATCCTGCTGACCGCTTCGCCCCGTGATTTCCACCACGTTCTTGCCGCCGTAAAATATCTTCATAAACTCCGGCATAAGTGCTTCTATAGTGTCGTGGACATCGGACATAACAACCTGAGAACGTCCAGAGGCGGCTTTGTCTCCCTTTTCGGCAAGGTAGTATTCGTGGAGTTGTGATCGGGTAGTGGTTAGCTTATCCATATCCGTCTTCATGGCGGAGAGGGCACGAAGAAGCCTTTTTTCCAAATCAGTTTCTTCAGCACTTGAGGGTATGCCGACATTGCCTCTGGAAGTACCTGTTATAGAAGTTGACTCTAACGGCTTTGCGTTCTTTGGATATGCGTTTTTATCGTCATATGCCATTTAAACAATCCCCATTTCCATGTATACTGGTTTACGATTCATATCAATCGGGTCTGTGTATTTAATGCCGAAGTTCGTCCAACGATAAAGACTTTCGGGAAAGTCATCGTCTTCTTTCTTTGGCTTGCCTTTGTCGTCAAATACCCACCGCATCATCTGGTGGCGGTGCATGTTGCAGGTATCGAAGAAAAATAGCGTTGGCAATCCATTTGGCCCCTTAAACTTTCGCCTGATATTATCTATTCCACTGGATTTGTCCTTACTACCCACTTCTAAAATTATGCCGTGCTTGGATAGCCTGTTTCGGATAATGGTAAATGAGTTCTCCATATTGCCGCTATTTGTCATGCGGTTCTTCATAAAGCCCAAATCACCTTTACTTAAAGGATCAATAAAGGCCATCTCAAGCCTCCAAGTATTCTTGAGTTTCTTCCTTATAATGTCATCGGCAATGTCTTCAGAAGACATATTTTCAAACACCTCGTCAATAACGTACTCCATTGAAGACGGGTTAATGGTGTAGTACGATATGGCGTGTGGTTTTTCAAGATGAAAGTCAATGCCAGCCACAACGGGCCAATCAGTTGGTATGTCAAAAGGCTCGACATCGTGAATGCCGGGGTTGTATTCCTTAACGACTCTGCCTATTAAAGACTTGAACTGACCAAATAAACGGGGCATACGGTCTTCATCTGCAATGTCCTGCACAAATCTTTCAATATAAAGATTGGGTATAAGGTCTCCCCACATAATATCGCCGTCTATCTCGCCGTGAAGCTTGATAAGCATGTTCTTTAGCACGTCCGGCCCCTGCTTGCTTTTCATACTCTCTTGAAAATAAATCTCTATATTCTCATCACTTAAACCCGTCTTTTTCAATTCCGCCATATCGTGATTGTAAAGATAGGGGTTGTCCCAGATATTAACGTCATCAACTATGCCCACATCGGGCCTACCCGAAAGCACGAGTTCGTCAAGTACCCAAGCCTCTCTAAGGGGAGTTGTTGGCATTAACACCTTGCCTCCCGTCATAAACAGGCCACGGGCCATAGCAGACCAGATGGGATAGGGCGGGGGTTCGTCAGGCCACCAGCCATCCCCAAGCCAGGACTCGAAGAGCTTAACGTCCTGGTCATGGGTCATTATCTCAATGGTGGAGCCGTTATGCCACTTCCATAAGAACTCCACCCCCTGGCTGTTCTTTCTTGTCGTGTACGCCCCTCTGGGAGCCCATTTCTTGAGTTCAGGGATGATCGTTTGACCAATAGAGTGCGTCCAGTCCTCACCAGTTACCCTGATACGAACGGGGGGGTCTTTACCAAGGGAGGATTTCTTAAAGAACTCGCCATTGACCTCTACGGCATCAGTTGTTCCACGTGGAACACGGCTCCAAGGTTCATAACCCAGACACCACGAAATAACGATATTTGAGGCAACAGCGGTCTTGCCAACCTTATTGGATACGGGGGCGAGAACTATTTTCTTGCCTTGATGGAATAGATCAATTATGGTTTGCTGGTAGGGGTTGTCTCGTCTGGAGGACTTGAATGGCTCGAAAAAATAGGTAAGATTCTCTTCCTTAAATTGGGAGGAAAGCCTTACCTTTTCCTGAAACTCCTGCTTTAGCTTGGCAAGTTCTTCACGTTTCTCCTGAAGCTCTGTTTTCTTAACGTGTTTCAGGCAACGCCACACCTCCGCGATTTATATATCTCTAATTTGTTATACATCATTTTTCCTTCAATGTCAAGGCTGTGGTGGCAGGGCCGGGACTCGAACCCGATTTAAGATGGGCATGAGCCACCTTGAGATTCCAAGACCTCCCCCCTGCATCCATTATTCCTTCACCTCACAAGTTACGGGTTTGCCATCGTCAACGACCATCATAGGGCCGCCCTCAGATGGAACGTGGTATAACACGCCATTGATACATAAATCTGCGGGGCCTGTTATCATGAGCACCAGCAATATGGACAGGAGGAGTTTCATGGCGTACACAGCCCTGAAGAAGCCCATATAGAATACAAAAAATTAAGAGCTATGGCTAAAAATATAATAAATAATATAGGTGCTAAATCATCACTGTTAAATATCATACGTCCTCCAAGTCAGAGCCACACCAAGGGCAGAAACTTCTAGTATGGTTGATAACTTCAAATGGCCCCTTCCACTCGCCGGGCTTGTGTACGTACCAACTAGTCTCTCTTTCCCACTCTATACATGAGCACCATTTCATTTAAACACCCCCCTGTCTTGTGATTGCCAAGAAAGACCGCCATCGGGAATCCTGATATATCTTTTCCATGCCAAACACATATAGTCAGCTCTTTTCTCACACTCCCGCACATTATCGCTATCGCACCCCACGCAAGGGCTTTCGGGGGTGTCTTTGTTATGCTTGGGGTATCTTATGGGCATTTTCCCGCCTTGTAATCGCTTACCCCCATGAAGTACAGACACTCCTCCTCGGCACTCACGGCCTCGTCACGACACTTAAACGGGCCTTTGAGCCTTACACCGTCCATTACCACGTAATACTCGTCTCCGTCTACCTCTATCATTTCACGCCCCCGCCACCATGTAGCTTATCGTTAAGTTATTCATTACACCACCTTTATTCCAAAACAACATGAACATATACAGTCATCCACGCCTACCCATAAGTCCTCAAATCCATATAACTTATGGCATATATCACACGGCCTTGTCATGTTCATGCTTCACCCCCTGTCCATATGGTCTTATTATTAGGCTCCCACTCCCATCCACATGCTATCTGTATATATGGCTCACTACAATTACATAACTGACCCTTAATATCATTAGGACACCCAATACATACCCGTTTATCAATGTATATCATAAGGTCTCCTTATATAACATATTGGTTATAGACCCCTTTGTGAAAAAATTGTCTGAGGTGGATACTTAATAATGAGCAGGGGGGTGGGGTGTGTATCCCCCCTACCCCTCGTGGGTGTGTGTATGGGGGTCAATGTCTGTGTCTGATAAGGTATATTATGTAAAGTTATTGAATATATCATTATTAATCAATGCCCTTTTCTTCACAACTGGCTATATCTTGCTCTAGCTTCTTGATATTACTATCCATAACGTGTAGTTCTTGTACGCTATGCTCGTATGAACGTACATTGACATTGCTGGTGGCCTTGCCCTGGACCAGCATGGATTTATCGGTAAGAATGGCAAAAGCTGTACTTAACTGTTGGATTTCACTAGGTTTTTCAGGGATGAGGTTATCATTTATGATAGCATGGTCTATGTTGCTTAGAATACCCGCGCGAACATTGTCAATTAATTCGGCTTCTTTATCCCTGTAAGTCTTTAATAACTCACCATTCTTTTTAAGCCTGCTAATCATTGCATATATATTTGAGGTATCACATCCGACACGCTCTGCAATGTCCTTAACAGGCATATCCCCTTGAATGAGGGCTACGGTTAGTTCTTGATCTATCTTATATCCAGCTGTCTTGAGAGGTTTGGAAGGTTTCTCTGTCTGTGCCTTAGACATGAGCTAATTATACTTGAATGGTGTAAGTATGTCAATAGGTTTATACGTCTCTATCGAGACAAGTCATTTGTTGGGAGTCATTGGGCATCTAAGCACATACACGAAACACGTGACGTGGTCTGAAGGACTAGGGGCATCTTTATTATAAGCACTTGAGACTGGGGCTTGTCAAATAAGGTGAACTTATAGGTGCGTAATGTTTGACATTCAATGCCTTGCAGGGATATTTCATTCATTTCTATTGCGATAGAGTCTCAGTTCTAATTAAGAACGGTTATTAACTGGGGGATTTGTGGGGGCTGGCTATCCCTGCAAGCCATCATGCGTATCACTAGCGGATCACCTTACAAAGCACAGTAGGATGGCCCTGTCCGTACTCATGGGGTGTTCACCAGCCCCCGAAAAGTATGTGCTACCTTCCACATTCATTATAACATACCCGCGATCCTTTGTGTAAGGGCTGGTAGTCACAAGCCCGCTTGTGTATCATCAATCGGCTTTCAGTAGTCTCAAAATGAGATTTCAGTCTCAAAATGAGATTTAAACATAAAATGCTATTTAATCAATACGTTAGCGACTAGCAAGTCTTGATAATAAGTAAAACCAGTCTCAAAATGAGATTTCAGTCAATTTGTCTTCACGATGGCCAGTTGATTTATAACGATTATTTATCTCAAAACTTTGGCACGGAGCTTGCATCTATACAGGCAGAAAGTGAGGGCGCGAACATGGCAAAGTCAATAACAGTCAGGTTTCACGAAGCGGGCCGCAAGTTCTATTTCACAGACAAGGGCATGGAAGCCCGGAGTTCAAGGAATGGAATAGAGAAGGCACACATGCTGTTTGAGGCCGTGGAGGCCGTGACAGGCCGTCAGTACCATTTCGGGACTAAGAGGTTCAAGGCATTTGCAAGAGGCTTTAACGGAGCATGTTCACATGATGGCGAGAGGACAATATACGCATAGCTTAAACATTCCCGGTAGGGCTCTATGCCTTGCCGGGAGTAGTTAAGGAATGAACACTAACCAGATGGAGGATGAGGACATGACGAAAACAAATGAAGATAAGTTTATTAAAAAGGTAGGAATGATTATAAGCAAACTCATGGACTTGAGAGCCTTGGGGGCTGATTCGGCAACGGTGCAGCATATTATCGATAGCGTCAATGACCTTGAGGGTGACACTATCCGCTCCTAGCCCTTGCCTTGGCTCTACAGGGGCCAGGGTTGGCGATAGGAGTTAAACCTTAATAGAGAGGGGTTTGGATATGAACGTAGAGAATATTGCAAGGCTGGTGGCTGTTAAGGTCAGATTATTCGACCCTAAACCCTTAACGTATGACGAGCAAAAGGACCTTAGCTTGTTATTGCACAAAATATGGGAAGAAGAGGCCTAACATGCCAGAGCTAATCATAAACCAGACGGAGGGTGAGGACATGACCAGAACAGAACTTAAAAGGAAAGCACAAGCAGAGATACTTGATGCGGCTATGCAGTCAACAATTAGAACGGCGGAGATGAACCTTGACGGCTTAAATGATAAAGACATGGCAGACTTGATGGCTGAAATGGATAGCCAGCTCAAGCGTATTGAGAAGATGTTTGGATACGTACCAGGTTCATGGATGAGAGGGGCATAGAGGGTTGGCGATAGGAGTATTAACCAGCACGAGAGGGGTTTGGATATGAAAAAGTGGGAAGTCAGTGGATGGCATGGGCATATCAATATCATTACGGATGATGAGATTATAGCAACAATAACAGACATTACCGCTAACGGATACGCTAACGCCCGCCTCATAGCCGCCGCACCGGACATGCTGGAACTGCTCAAGATGTATCCATGGGAATGCACTTGCAAAGAGGACGGGAGATTAACAGAGGGTACTTGTTATGGATGTCGGTTAACGGCCCTCGTTGAAAGCCTGGAGGCCTAACATGCCAGAGCTAATCATACGTTGCCCGATATGTAACGGGGTGTGCGCTATTCATGGCAGGTTCGTGGAGTGCAGGGTTCATGGGTTCTTCATTGGAGCGGATTTATTAACGGTTATTGAGTATTAACCTTTTAAATGTAGGGTTTGATTATGGCAATAGATATGAGAAAAGAAAGCGCATCAGGAAGAAAGCAATGGTACGGTGTAGGAATAAGTTATGCCAAGATTCATGCAAATGCAATATCCAGCTATATGACTGAACTAGCACACGGTTCCACAGGTGAACGGATAGCTTTAATGGAAGAGGTAGATTTCCATATAACAAAGTTATCTGAGAGATTGGATACACTAAGGGAAATACTTGCTATAGAACGCAAGGCCTAGCATAAGGGAGAGCCGGATCAACCACCCGGCGAGGGATAACCGCAACAATGGAGGGTATCATGGAAACATGGGAAGTAGGATTAGGGCCTCACAAGGCTGTTATTTATTCAGATGATGGAACCATTGCCAGCGTTACAGATGAAATGGTGGACTGGCAAGCAAATGCCCGCCTCATTGCCGCCGCACCTGAACTGCTGGACATGCTCAAGGATGTACTTAATGATTACCTCGATTTTAATCATCCTTGCGAACTTTCAAGCATTACCATTAACAAGGTTAAGGCTCTTATATCAGAGGCCGCCTCATGAGCCAATGCACGGACTGCCAGGGGTATCACGAAACAGGGTTAAGAACCTGCCCGCACTGTGGGTGCTGGCTGAGTATTCCTTTAACCAATGGAGGGTAAGAAGATGAAACTCATAATTCTTGAAGAAGTTGAAACCGCATCAGAGCTTGTTGATTTACTTCAACATATTGCAGGTTTAATTGAAGGTGGGAACACATCCGGATACCACCCCGGCTGGAGAATAGAACAAGCCTAACCCCCCGACCTCCGGGCGTGTCTCGTACATGCTCCGGGGCCAGTGGTTAGCTGGAGAAAGAGAGGGATTATGAGAGTTAAAAAGATACCTAAAACATCAAGACTCTATCAGAGATATGCAAAGGGCAGCGAAGTTCTCTATCATGCAACGGGCAAAGATAAGCTAGGCTATAAAGTAAACATTGTGGGAACAAAAGCTTTTATTGATAAAACCACTAACCACGGAGGTGGCCATGAGTAATAAATTCAGCAAGTTAAAAGGGGTAGAAGTTGAAGTAATCAATCCAAGCGGTACAAGCGGTAAATGTTTTGTTGCTGATATTGATTACGAAAAAGGTATAACTATCAAGAGTCTTGAAGAACAAAAAAACGTTCTGTGCCTGAATAAATATAGTATTGCAAGCTACCTCAATTACGAGGATACTTTCAAATATCTTGTGGCACGAATCAAAGAAGGAAAGATTTCGCGTAAAAATACTTTCAGGTATTTAACTGGTGATGAATCACCCATGAGAGGAAAACAAGCATCTTGTGCTTTTGAATAGCCATTAACGCCGTGCGTGTTCACCCTTTAACTGGAGGTGGTGTCGTGGGAAACATGAGCTATTGCAGATTTGAGAATACACTTAGAGATTTACGGGATTGTTGGGAAGCTCTCGGCGAAATGCCTGACACAAAAGAGTTAAGCCCTAGCGAGAAAGAAGCCATGAAAACATTAATCCTACTTTGTGGCGACATTTACGGTGACTTCGAGGACTTTGAATAACAATAGCAATCGAAAGGAGCGAGTAAATGAGAGTTAAAAAGATACCTAAAACATCTAGGTTATATCAGAGATATGCCAAGAACAATGAAGTTCTCTATCATGCAACAGGCAAAGATAAGTTGGGCTATAAAGTAAACATTGTAGGAACGCTGGATTTTATTAAAAAATATGAGGAGGTGTGAGATGAGCTACTTTGGACATGGGACAGTTAAGGAAGATATTTTAATCGGTCTAAGGGAAGTTGAAGAAAGGTATGGCTATACTCCGGCACAAATGATTGCGCTTGTTATTAGAGTTTTACAATATTACTCTGATGATATTTCTATGGATAAGGAGAATGGCCAATGAAACCACAAACAAGTAAGGTACGAGCGCATCTGATGAAAACAGGCTCTATCACGCCCATACACGCCTTTAAGTTCATGGGCATCTACCGCTTGGCTTCACGGATATGCGAGTTGAGGGCGTCCGGCATGATGATCGTAACCAAGCAGAAGAAGTCTGCACGGGGCAAGATGTATTGCAAGTACAC